CTACAAAAATGGTTGATAACTTCAAAGAGAAGTTCAACAAAGGTTCTATTGATATGAGTTCACATCTAAAGGACTATGTATCACACATAGAAAAGTTAGGCGATGGTTTAGGCCCATTCAAGGTTCTAAAACGACGTGGGAAACCTGTGGCTCCTGTTGCACATTAATTTTATGTATTTTTTTGAAAAATTTACAACGAATTTTTGGTGGAGTTAATTTAGAAATATTATCTCCTGAGATGAATACTGGGATTCTTGGTCCTGTGGGCTTTTTAAATTTGTACGGCTTCATATATTATAATAGGAGCAATTATGGCAGAAATGATAAATCCTGGCAATCATGAACAAAAATCTATAAACGAATGCAAAGTTCCAGAAGCCGTTGGCAATCTTAAATCCGATCCACCAGTTCCCTTCTGTTACGATGATGGGGAACCGAATTTAAACAGACTCCATCCTTTTGTTGATGCCCCTTGCGAACAAATGAGAGGTTTCGGCAATCAACGCAATTGCGATCCGATGCAATCAGGAAGAATTAGGAATGATCCTGAAAACCCTGATCGAACTGTTATTCACAAATATACTCGCGCAATGCGCGGTGCTAATGAAGCCATGCTAGATTTGTTCAGCAATATCGAAGTCATAACAGTTGGCAGCAAAATTGTACGTGTTCCTATTACTTGGGCAACTTATGAAAGAGCCGTAGCCGCTTTATTGGATGGAAACGTTAGAGAAGATAATTCTTTAGTAACAGATAGGATTAAGCTGCCAGCAATGTCAATAATTGAAACTGGCACCGAATTGGATATGAAGCGTTATTGTTATCATAATGCAATTAATTGGATGAAAAATATCAGACCAGATTACAAACCTGGACTAACGATACAAGAAAAACTACAACGAGATACAGTATTCGGAGTTGCCAAAGGTTTGCCAATTAATATTTCATATGAATTGAACGGCTGGACATGGTATGCAGAAGATATGTATCAAATCTGCGAACAAATAAGACTAAAATTCAGCCCCGTGGCATATATAAAAGTAAGAGGCGTATTGTGGGAGACGATTGTTAAATTAGACGGGGGAACCAATAACGTAGACACAGAACCTGGAGAAAAGCAAAGAGTTATAAAGTTTAAGTTTAATTTTACAGTAGAAACATATATACCTCAACCAATTGTTAGAAAGAAGTCAGTATTGAAAATGAACATTGATTTTTTCAATTCTGCCAACGAACAAGAGATAAAAGAAGTAATCGACCGAATGGAGATTGCTATTAAAGAATTAGAAAGGTAGTTTAATGATTCAGATCGAGAATAAACAAAGAGGGCCTGTTCAGTTAGTTGTAAAGTCTAAAAACAGACTTCGAGCAATGAGTGTAGTTAATATTCCAGGTATTGGCTCAGGTAATAACTTTTATTATTTGGAAGATGAATTAACAACTGAGTTTGTTGAAAGACTGGAAAAAATTAAATGGATCAAGACTAAATACATACCAGACAGAGAGTTCAAAAAGAAATAAGGGAGATGAATTATGCCAATTATTAGGGGATTTCCGCCATCGAATACAATCTCGCCTAGTGTGAGAATCACGGAGAAAGATTTAAGTTACTATCCTTCCGAACAATCATTCCACCGAGCGGGATTGGTTGGTTTCGCCAGCAAAGGGCCAATCGACCTCCCAACGTTGATTGGTAGCAAGAGACAGTTGAATACAATTTTCGGTTTTCCGCACCCAGACGTAGGCGATCCATATTTGATTTATGCCGCCGAACAATATTTGTTGGTGGCCAGTGAGTTATACATTGTGCGTGTTGGTGACCAAGATGCAGTAAGTGATGAAGCTGCCACAGTCGCACAAGTAAATCTACCCGCTGCTGGTGGAAGAATTGTGATTCAATCCGATACGGCCCATTCAGGAGAAGGCGAGGAAGATTACTATAGCTTTGACGAAGACGCATTTTTCCGCTGGAAATTAAATGGAGTAATAGCTTCTAAAGTTCTTAGCATCACAGCAGGCGATTATACCGCCTCTGATCTAGCAGGACGCCTTCATGCATTAGTCGTTCCAGAACTTGATGGTATTGATTTTGAAAGTAACGAAGACAAAATTGCTGTTGTAAGCACCTTTGCTTATGGTCCAGCAGCCTCAATCGAATTGGTATCCGTACACAATGCCGCTTACGATGAAATGGGTATCGGTACAGGTATGCTCGCAGCCGAAGTAACAGGCAGTGCCACTAAATCTGATGAAGATGATTCATATTTGGGAATTGGCAAATACGATTTGACACTTTACGAAGGCTTGGATTTGAACGTCGTCATTGACGGTACAAACAATGTAAATATTGACAACCAACCCCAACACATTGATTTGTCGGATTTGGTTGGCATGGTAGATATTAGTGATATCGTAGATGAAATCAACGGACAAATTGAAGATGGAACTATCGCAGGTGGTTTTGTGGCCGAAGCTGTTGGTGGTGCTTTAAAACTATCAACTTTGCATAAAGGTCGTGATGCCCGCTTGTTGGTGAAGTCCGATAGCACCATTAGCGATCTTTTAGGACTGGACCACATCACTCATCGTGGTCGCAGCCCAAGTGGACCAACAGGAGATGGGTCTGAAGTATACGGAATTGTTACTGGCTCTGCTAACGAAGAAGATGTTACAGTTTTAACAATTACAGCAGAATCCGCTGGTGTTGATGGTAACGGAACAAAAGTTGATGTTATCAATGATGCAAGAGAAGGAAGATTCCAGATTAGAGTATACAACAATGGTGTTGAAGTAGAATCTTGGGGTTATTTAACAATGGACCACACCAGCCGATATTATGTAGAAACATATTTGTCACTGGTATCAGATTATGTCCGTGCTGTTCACCACACAGAAAACGGAAATGCACCGCCACGAGACGGCGTAGGCTATACTTTGACGGGTGGGGCGGATGGTCTTCCTTCCGATCCAGTAGCTCAAGACAACTTGCTAATTGGTAGCTTGGTTGGTCAAACAGGTTTGAATGCTTTGAGTGATCCAGAACAAGTTGATATCGACTTGGTAGCAATACCAGGACGTAGTTCTACACTCGCTATCGAAGGTTTGATGGAGTTCTGTCAAAACCGTGGCGACTGCATGGGTATTGTTGATCCTCCATTCGGTCTAACAGTAAACGAAATCGTTCATTGGCAAAATGGTGTTCACCCCTTGAATGATGTGCAGTTTAATTCTGACTTCTTGGCCTTGTACTGGCCGTGGGTTAAGATTAGAGATGGTTTCAACGGAATTAATGTTTGGGTTCCACCATCTGGCTCAATGCTGGCCGTATTTGCTCGTAACGATCAATTAGGAGCACCTTGGACAGCGCCTGCTGGTGCCCAACGCGGTATTGTACCTGGAATTTTGGATGTATTCAGCCGACCGACTCTTGAAGAGCGTGACGCAATGTATGGAAACAGAAACTGCGTAAATCCAATCGTACAATTCTCTGACTTTATGGACTTTACAGTTTGGGGTCAGAAGACCATGCAACGCAGACCAACTGCTTTGGATCGTGTAAACGTAAGACGTTTGTTAACCACTCTGGAAAAGAGAGTTCGCAAAGCGGTTATTACTATGTTGTTTGATCCTAATGATGCAATGTTCCAAAGAACTTTTGAATCAAAAGTTTCGGCAATATTGAAAGAAGTAAAACTCAATAGAGGTTTATACGATTACATCATCAAAGCTGACGCTGAGATAAATACACCTGATGTAATTGACAGAAATGAATTCCGTGCTCGTATTGGTATTCAGCCAGTGAAAGCGGTTGAATTCATCTTCATTGAATTCTCAGTTCACAGAACTGGAAGCTGGACAGAAACAAGCGATTACGCATAAGTAAACTTAGGAGAAATTAAAACATGGCTAAAGCACCACAAAACTTAGACAATATGGGTCTATGGTCTCTAGGCAGCCTAGACCTTATTATGAAAAGAAAGTTCAGATGGACTTTTGAAATAGCCGAAATCTGCGGCGATCAATATATCCCCGCAAATTTCTGTAAAGTAGCCAATAAACCAGAATTGACTATTGAAGAAACAGAGTTGAACTTCTTGCACAGCAAGACTTGGCTTCCAGGTAAGGCGGCATGGAGTGAGACAACTGTTACTTATTATGATGTAGCGACAGTAGACTTATCGCCATTATGGAGTTGGTTAGTAAGCGTTTATGGCTTCATGCCATCTTCAAATATGGCAACCGCTTCAGGCGAGCCTAACTACTTTATGGGTTCAAGACAAGGCGATTATGTTGCAAAAGGATACATAACTGAATGGGATGGATGCGGACAAGCGATAAGCTGTTGGACTCTGAAATACCTTTGGCCAAAATCCATTAAATTTGGTGAATTGGATTATTCAAGTTCGGACGCAGTTGAACTTGAATTGACAATGCGTTATTCAGATGCTAGATACGATTCATTCTGCCCAGAAATGAAGATCAAGCAATGCTGCACTCCTTGCGAAACAGGAGATAAGTACCAAAAAACAAGAATAGATAAACTTATGCCAGTCATTTCTGCGAACTAGCAAAAAGTTAAACAACATAACCAAGACAGTGAGTAATCACTGTCTTGGTTACTATTTTAGTACATGTCAGATACATCTCCCATTATTGTGTCTGGTCCCCCTAGATCAGGCACAACTTGGATGCAATGGTTCCTTTCTCAGCATCCGCAAATACACATTCACGGTCAAGAACCTCAACTTTCATGGTCTATAATGCTGTCATGGTATGATCGACTAATAGAAGCTGGAAAATGGGGTAAAAAATCAAATCATAGTAACGACGTAAAGGACTATTCAATTCCTCACTACGCGGGAAGCGATCCAGAACGCTGTAAACGAATCTTCGCTCGTATGGCAAAAGATTTTCTGTGCGGTTACGGCGACGAAAGCAAACCACGATGGGGAATTAAATGTCTTTGGTTATGCACTAACCAAGAAAACGTAAACAAGATAAAATCCATCTGGCCTGATACTAAATGGATCGTATGTATTCGTGATCCATTCTTATCTTTTGAATCACAAAAGAACACTTTTGTAAAAGATCAAGAGCTAGATTCTTGGATCAAACGTTGGATTGGTTCAGCAAGGTTTATTGAGAAGAACGAAGGGTTCTTGTTTCAAATAGACAAACTATCGGAAGACGCTCCTGAAATTAGAAAACAAGCTGTTAATAACCTTTTGGAAAATTATATTGGAGAAAAACCGTCAATTGAGACGGAAACTTTCATAGATAGTTGGAAGAGAGTGCATCGCGTCAAATCTGATAAAGAAAGAACGTATCATCTTAGCGATAAAAGAAAAGATGAAATGTTTAATAAATTCACTGACCTTAAAGAATATATGACAAAATTGGGGTACTGAAATGGACATGTTTGGTCAAAGAAAAACAATGGGCTTCGACTTAAGTGCCATTCCATGTATCAAAAGAAAATTTCGTTGGATTCTTAGCATTCCTAGCATCTGTGATGATGGAGTAGAAGCATTATTGGCAATAAAAGCAGCCAGACCAAGTTTGTCTTTCAAAGAAGCGGAAATACAACATCTTAATGAAGTCATACACGCTCCTATGAAAGCTGAATGGAAAACTTTAGGTGTGACTCTCGTAGACACATACAGGAAAGACAAACATGGAGATCATCCTGTATTTGCATGGATAAGAAGGATATATGATCTGAATGCTGGAGACAAAATCCCGTGGTATGTACCACCAACAGATTGTTTTACACAACATTGTTTTAAAGAAAGAAATGGAGAACTCTCTTTATACGATGGATGTGGGAACGTATTGGAATGGTGGAGATTCGAAAACCTTTGGCCTCAAGAAATAGACTTCGGAGACTTAGAATACGCATCCTCTGATGTTTGCACAGTTCAACTTACATTACGTTTTGATCGAGCGTATTGTGCAATGTTTTAAACTGAATCAGTCAAAACCAACTTCGCTTCTTCTAAAAGGTCTTCAAGTTTCTTTGTCTTAATCTTCATGATCCTACAAGCACCAGACTTATTCAATCGACCCTTCTTAGTATAAACATCAGATTCATTATTTAATAATGCCACAACCATTTTTCTTTAACTTTTCTATTAGTTCCGCAATCTCTAAACTTTCAAGGTGGCTCTTCAAATTATATCTCCCGTTAAACCATTATAAATTATAGTAAAAGAAATGTCAATTATGATACACAGACATTTCTTTACCATTCTTTATAATGGTTTTATTATATTTTAGTTGTTGAAAATCATAATATTTGCGTTTCAACTCATTGTAATTTCTCGCAGTTCTGTATAACTGTCTGAAATGGTTTATGATACAAGTTGTCATATAATTGAACGCTCGGCCTTTCTTAACCATAAAACGATCAACTTTCTCAAAACAAATAACAACGCCTTCTTGTAAAGCGTCATCAGGGTCCAGAAAACTAAACTTGGTATAGCGTACTAAGTTTTCTGACAACAGATAGAAATCAACAGATAAATCGCGTTGTGAATCTTCATAATCCAATTGTGATTTCTTGTACAGATCAACATTTTTTTGAAGTAACACTTCTTCTTTTTCAGTCGGTAACTCTCGGTTCTTTTTCTTTTTTATAGAATCTTCAATATCTTCTATTATTAATACATATTTTGCTTTCTCTTTTGCAGATGCTTGAAATTTTAATATGTGTTTGGTTAGTTCTGGATTGCTCAGGTATTCTGTAGCCATTTAACTCCTTGTGTGTAGAGGCGTGCTATCTACACATATTTCTGGTTATTAAACTTAAAATTTTTCTCTTTTTT